TCTACAAGGATATCGAGCTTAGCATCGTCCTTGTTATGTTCTACTTTCATGTAGTTTTTATAGTTTGTAGTTGTAATTAAATTGGCCATTGTGTTCTTTTTTGAAATGGATAAACATGGGAGGATGATTATCCTCCCAAGTTACCCAGCATATTTCAACATATCCACTTAACGTGGTATAATTTTGAAGCTTAAAGTTAGCTACCTTTGTACATAAGTGCCCACTTAGAAGTAGCAGCATCGATTAGATCGATGAAACCAACTCTTTGTGACGCTACAAGTACTCTTCTTTGAGCAGCAACTTCATAGTCTGATTCGACTGTTATTCCTCTTAGTACCGGTCTAACGAAGTTATTGGCATGAACTGCGCAAGCATAAAATTTACTTACAGCAGCTGTTGCGAATTCTGGGGATACTATTACTTTAGATCCGAATACGCTTCCAATTTCTCCAGACAATTTAGTGGCTGCGTCGCCAACTAAATTTACATCTTGGAATTCAGCATCTTCTAGTAATTGGTAGTAACCTACTTGGGATACTACAAATACTACGTCCGCTGGATTTAGTCCATATTTGCCCATATTCTTTCTAGCGGCTAATAAGTTTAGCGCTGTTAAAGATTCTGAGGCAAATGCTGTTGTTGATTGAGTGAAATCCGAATCGTTTCTTGCTAAGTGCAATAATCCTTCGTATGTCGCTCCTGAGGTACCATAAGCACCATCAGCATCATCACCAGCCAGTATTGAGTTTTCAAGTCCTCTTGCATGTGATCTAATCATAGACTCACGAATCAATGGTAAAACAGGAAGAATTGCATCTTCTTCTGTTTCGTTACCAAGGTATGAGGTGGAGATTAGTTTTTTAGTTGAAAGAGTTCTTTCAGTTAGGTCGATTCCGCCATAAGGTGAACCATAAGTGTCACCTGTTTGGGCTAAATTACCATGTGGAGAAGATCCTGTAGCTGCCTGGTTAGAGGTAAACTCAGCATATCCGCTATCTGGTAAGATAGGTAAAATCTGTGTAGCACTTGTCATAGCTATTTCTCTAAATAGAGGAGCTAATACGAGTTGGACTTGAATGTCCCTTTCGATATTTGTGCTTACAGTTTGTTCAAAATCGGCTGAAGAAACACCCACACCTGAATGTGCATTAATTTTTTCCATAACGGATTTACCATAACTGGTATCTTCGATATTTCTTTTACCTAATGCTTTAGATAGGAGCCATGCATCTTCGCAATCCTTAGAAAAGATTTCTGTAGGATTTGTAGATTGTCTGTCGCCAAACATTCTCTTAGATTCACGGATTTTTGTGATTTCTTCTGATTTTTCTTTCAATTCTGCTTTAAGGCTATCAACTACTGATTCTACGTTGTCGTACTGATCGTTAACACGTTTTTCTAGTTCAGAAACTAATGCTTCTGCTCCAGATGTTCCTGCTTCTACGATAGCTTTAACTTCTGCTTTTTTCTGTTCGAGTTCGATTTCTTTAGATGCTTGTTCTGCTGCGGCTTTCTCTGCTACTGCGATAGCTTCTTCTTCAGCTTTCGCTTTAGTTTCTGCTTGTTGCATTGCAATTTTTGCTGCTGTTTCACTGGCAACTTTCTTTGCGAACTCTTCAAGATTAAAGTCGTTTAATTTTTCTGACATTGTTATTTTCCTTGAAGACAGACTGACGTCTGTTTCTTGAGGCTTAATAGCCTCGGTTATTTTGACAAATTGCTTCTTCCACTCATCATATTCTGATTGAGTATCAAAAGACTTTGCCACAGAGAAGGTGGCTGATTGATTTGCGGGTACTGAGACCACGCTAACTTCAAAAAGCTCCGCATCAGAGATTTTAAGTCCGTCAGTTTCCTCGATATAATCTGCGTCTTTGACGCGGAAACCGACACTAAAAGCTCTTAGAATACCTTCTTTGACTAAATTTGCTACATCACCTGCACTTTTTGATATATTTGCGGTGATTTTTAAGCCCTTATCGTCGGTCTCTAAACCTGTAGCACGACCGATAGGTCTATTATAATCATGATTAAAAAGAACAACTGGATTATTCGTATAGTTATCCAAGCCTCCTTTTTCCCATGCCTCTTTATCTATAACATCTCCCGCACGATCTGTGTCGTTAGTACTAGCATATCCTTTGATATTTACACTTCCATCATCAGCTTCTTCAACTGATTTGAAAGTAGATGTTAAGTTAAAAATCTTTTGCATGATTATTCCTTTACTTTCTCAACCTTCTTTTTAGCAGGTTGAGGCGCTGGAGCAGGGGCTTCTGCATTTGCTTGTTCCCATTGCTCAGGAAAGTTATGTTTGATCATTGATGTCATACGGTGCCAAGACCCGAAAGGTCTTTTTGCTACCATATATCTCATAGGTCTATCTTCTGCTGCTTTGTACTCAGCTACAGATAATACATTTCCTTTCTTAGCAAAATAATCAGCGAGTTGTTTTAATACGATTTTTTTATTCGCCATTTTCTTCTTCCTCTTCTTCTTTGGGTCGTCCGCCTTCTGACGGGTTGGCCGCTGAGCCTGCTATATTTGCAGGCACTCTTAATTCATCATGCCCTTCTAGGGGCTCCATTCTCAACGCTTCTCTAGCTTCATTTGGGGCCATTATTCCAGTATTAACTAAAGTACTGTAATAAGCCGCTTGATCTCTTAATTCAGGTTGTAAGGCTGGAACGCCTTCAACATCTTCTGAAAGATCAAATCCAAAGAAACGTTCAAATGCAAAATTAACTTTTCTTACTATAGGTAGTATAGTTTCTAAGTAGTACAGCCTATGGTTCGGTCTAATATTTGCATTATTTCCACTATCTAAAAGCAGCGGGGGTATCCCTATTGCTTGTAGTATAATTCTTTCGTTAGCTTTTATAGCTTCTTGGAAGTCTAAGTCTTTGAAATTAACTTCTGTAAGATTGTCAATTTCTAAACCACCATCCAATATAAGAGGTCTTCTACCTCCTGTACTTGGATTATAACGAGCTCTCCAAGCGGCTAACATTCGTTCTTTTATCTTTTCACTTAATGTATTTGGACTTTTCAGTACTAAGCCAGGTACTGCTCCATTCTTAAAGAAGTTATCTTGAAAGTTTCTCATAGACATTAGTAATAACATTGTTCTATAAGCTGGTTTCAGTCTAGGCACTCCTCTATATATTGAATTAAATGAATTTTCTTTTACATGTACTATTTCATCTGGGCTATAATTAATCTGCCCGTTGTATGTATATTTTTTTATATAAGTTTTTTCATCCGTTTCTATATCTACATTTTCTGCGGGTAAGTGATAAAGTGAATTATTCGCCCCATCATAATATACAAATATATTTCCATCAATTAATAAATCAATTATCAGATTTCTTTTAAAAGAATTTATATCTTGATATGGATTCGGTTCTACATTTAATAATCTAGTAACAGTTGCCTTTCTAACATTTTTATAAACTGGTGTCATTCCAGCTATTTTTTGACCTACATCTACTGGTATTTCCGCAACATCATCAACTATTAAATTTACTGCTCTATTAACTACTTCTAGTTTTTCGTATGCATCTCTATAGTTAGTAACTACTTCTCTACTTGATACATTGAGACCTTCCTCCCTACCAATAAGAAATTGGGAAGGATTAATTTTTTCTTCATCTGTTTCTACGGGAGTTGTCCTCCCTATAAATCGGTCATACCATGCCATGTTTTTCTCTTTGTCTCTCTACCCAGCGCTCTTGCTTTTGGGCTGTAAATAATTTCGGTCTTTTGCCATAAATGGAGTGTAATCGTAAATGGTGTTCGTGACAAAGAGTGACAGCTTCTTCATATAGTTCTCGTAAGTGCTCCTCGATAAAAGTATCTCTTACCGACATGATCTCTTCAGCGGTTTGAATTGTAAGTTTATTACCTCTTAACCATTTAGCTAACAGTTCTGTCAATCCGTAGAAGTGATGGAAGTCGAGATTTTCTTTACTTCCACAAATCCGACAATCCGTTCCCTTATCATACTTTGACTTTGCTCTGTCTCTAACGTATTTGACTAGGTCTCGCTTTAAATCCATTAATTTTTCTCTTATTATGTATTATACTAAATTACCACGCTCATGTCAAGAATAATTTTTTTGTTGGTCTGCTGATTAAAAAGTGGTCGAAGATGTCTCAAAAGTGTAAAGCGCATATCTAAGCGCGTCTGCCATATGAGAGTACGCATTATGTTTTGGCTTTTCTTTCATCAAATTAGGATTTGGATCCCATTGATACTGGTCTAAGCATTCTATTGTATGACGACATTTTTGGTCGACAATCAAATTATCATTATCTATAAGACTCGCGACTTCACCAATTCCATCTAAAACAGATTTTTTTGCATTTATAGTAGTAACATCATAATTTTGTGCAAAATCAAACCTTGTTTGTTGTGCTGCAGAATCAATATATATCCAATCTATATCATATTTGTCTTGTAATCTTCTAATTTGAGTAGCGTGTTGTTCAGTTGTTCTTTCAGCATCTAAGTACTCATCTAAAATATAGAATTTTTGCGAATCCCAATCATATGCTACTACACATAAGGCTGTCGGGTCTTTGTAACCCACATCGAGACCTGCAATTACATCCATATTTGAAGTATCAAGTTCTTCTAAGTCTGCAATACACTTTTCAAAATTAAATTTCCAGATTTGACCTGCATAAGTATTAAAGTCAGCTAAATATTCTTGATCAAATTCAGCTTTAGACATAGAATTTCTAGCTTCAATGATATCATCTTCACTAAAACGAGGATTTTCATGATAAGTTGCCTTTACAGAACACCATTCTGGAAACTTATCACTAAATCCACGATAATAAAAGTCTGCAAACCAGTTATTTCGTCCTCTAGGGGTTGAAATAAATAGTGCTTTACTGTTTTCTTTATCTAAAGTTGGTCTAAGTGCTATATTGAAGGCATCTCTGCCATCTACAAGCGCCGCTTCATCAAATATTATTAGATCATATGATCTTCCTACACAAGAATCCACTTGATTTATTGATCCCATACGCACAGTAGACCCGTTTGATAGTTCAATTACTCTATCTTTTGCATTATCTTTCGTAACTTCTAAATCAAAGTGCTTAATTAACTGTCTCTGTAAATCAAAAGATATTTGAGATAAAGAGTAGTTAGGTGACATTAATAAAATATTAGTATTTGGAACTAATGCTGTAAGTTGCCCAATAATGTTAGATATGTATGTTTTACCTTGACGCCTAGAAACGGCACCACATATAAAACGATACTTGGGATTATTAATTGCATTAATTATTGCAATTTGAGATGGAATAGGTATTACCCCTAAAAGATCCATATAAGGCATTATAGGGAGTTTTATAAATCTCTCTTCTGAAGAATAGCTTACTAGTTCCCCTTCTGAAATGTCTTTCCTACTTATCTCTAGCATTAATGATAGCTTATTGGTGTGTTGTCTGGAATAATTAGGTGATTTACCTGAGCTAAATGATATAAGTATAGAAAGCCACCAGCCATAGTTGCGATAGCAACTTGCTCTTGGCTAACACTATCTGGACCTTCTCTTGCTTCTTGATCTATTTTTGCTAAAGCTCCTTGAGCAGCTTTAGAAATAACGTCTAACCAATGAGCGTCAAGATGTTGTAAATCTATTTCTTCTATCATTAACTTCTTTTTCCTAATCTTTGTGTGCGTGCCTTCTTATATTTTTGATAAGAAGTACGCTTTTTGCTAGCTTTTCTTTTTGAAGCGCTAACTCTTTTGCCAAGTCGTTGTTTACGACTGGTCTTTAACTTCTTACGATATGCCACTAGTTCTCTGTTAAACAAGGAGTGAATTCTACACTACCTTGATTTGAGTACATTACATCAGTAGAATTTTTCTTTATTACTATCATACAATCACCAGATCCTGCTGCTCCTAGTACAAATGTACCGGGACCATCACCTGCTGAATTACAAACAGTTACTAATCCTGCAGTTCCTCCAGTATGTACACATAGTACATTAGTAGCTAATTGAACATTGGATCCATTAGCAAAACTATTACCTGCTGCTGCTTTTGGTCCTAACAATTTAATTGCTATCATATCTTTCTCCTAACGTCTTCTTCGACGTCCTTTCCCTTTTTTCTTCTTTTGGCGGTATTTGATAGCGCGAAGTCTTTGCTTCGCTGCTTTCTTTGTTTTAGAAATTCCGGGAGTATTATTTACTTTCCACCCGCCCTTTACTCTTCTTATCGGCATCAACCTTCTCCTCAGCTTCAATCATTTTATCATGAATGTCAACTTTACCATCCCAGTTTTTATCCTTTCCATTAAATATATTTTTAATCTTCGTCCACAACATTTAATTTTCTGCTAAATGTTCTTTGGCTTCTTTTTCAGTCTCAAACTTCCAAAGTTTGCCATTTGTGTCACGATATTTAAACATACCTCTACTTGGATAAACTTTAGGGGTATCAGCTACTGGAGCTGGAGGTGTTTGTTCGGCTTTTGCTTCTTTTGTTTCGTATTCAACCATTTTTTTCCCTATAATTTTCTATTGCTTTTGCAATAGATGCTTCTGCTAAAACAGAGCAATGAAGTTTTACAGGCGGAAGTTCTAATGCTGTTGCTATTTGCTTATCAGTAACTTCTTTTGCTTGTGCTAAACTCTTGCCCTTTAACATT